ATTGTTTATGAGAAACAATGCTCATTACCTTTATAATTTATTAAATAAGGGTAGGGGGTCTATAGACGCCTCTTTGGGTAAACAGCCGTACCGATTTTTGGGGAAGAACCCTGTCTCAGGTAACAGCAAATCTAAAAGCGTCTATTTGCCAAAGGGGTGGGGTGGTAATTCTGGAAAATATTTCATAGGGGTGGATGTTGGTTTAGGTGACTCTGAAAATTTTTCCATAAATTTTACAAGTTCGGGTTTTATTGACGGTTAGGTAGATTATGTCAGAAGGGCAAACACAGCAGATAACCAGAGTCGAGGCGCACGAGCGCTACGGCTTTTTGGTGTCTGAGGGTCGGAAGCGGAAGAATGAGGTTGATGTGCTTCGGGCACTGTGTCGCCGTGATTTGTTCTTTTTGTTGGTTTATATGTGTGGCCGGCGGGATCTGGATGATGATTTCCACTTTGCAAGAAGCAGGGACATTATGAGTGAGCCGGATGGCATGATGGATGTATGGTGCCGTGAACATGGAAAATCGTCAACAATTACATTCGGTTTGAGCCTTCAGGATATATTGAAGAATCAGGAAGAGCGCATTTGTATTTTCAGTCATACGGCAAAAACCGCTAAAGGGCATATGCTTCCGATTAAGTATGAAATGGAAGAGAATAATAAGCTGAAGAAGTTGTTTCCGGATATACTCTATGCTAACCCAGAAAAGCAATCGCCTAAGTGGACAGAGGATGTAATTCAGGTGAAACGCCGTGGCAATTACGTTGAAGGAACAGTAAACGCTTCCGGATTGGACGGTTTGCACACTGGTGATCATTACACAATTATAGTTTGGGATGATGTGTTAAATGAAGATGATGTTAAAAATCCTGAAATGATTAATAAAACAATGGAATATATTAATTCCAGCACAAACCTTACCTGCCGCGGTTATCGTAAGCGTGGTGTGGGAACCTACTACCACTTCAACGATCCGTATGTGCAGATGATTAGTAGAGGGATTCTGAAGGAACGCCTTTTCCCCGGAACGGTTGATGGAACAGTTACCGGCGCGCCTGTCTGGTGGACTCCTGAGCAGTTGGCCGACCGCCGGAAAACTCTTACACCTTACCAGTTCGCCTGCCAGGTTCTTTGTAATCCGAAGATGGAAAGCAAGTACGGGTTCGATATGAACTGGTGGAAGTTTTGGAATACAGTTAAACAAGGTTGCTGGCGCGGAATGAACATACTGATTTTTGTTGATCCGGCCAATGAGAAGAAAAAGGTAAATGATTATACTGTTTTTACAGTGGTTGGATTAGGCGCCGATCAGAATGTTTATGTGATTGAGTGGGTTCGGGATCGGCTCAGTCTGGAAGAACGAACTGATGTGATGTTCAGGCTGCATAGGAAGTATGGAAGATCGATCAAGGGTGTTTACTACGAAAAGTACGGGATGCAGGCCGACATAGCTCATATTGAATATGTAATGAAATTAGAGAACTACAGATTCAGTATCAAGTCGGTTGGTGGCAATATTGAGAAAAACGACCGGATAAGTTGCATAGTTCCCATGGTAAAGGAAGGGGAAATCTACATACCTGAAGAATGTTTATACAGAACGGTTGAAGGTAAGCAGGTTGATCTTACCCAAGTATTCTTGAATGAGGAAGCGCGGCCATGGCCGTTCGGCTCCCATGACGATATGTTGGACGATCTGGCGCGCATTAAGTCGCCTGAAGTCCATTTGCCGTTTCCTGATATGAACCAGGCAAACGTAAATTATCAACCTGCCGGCGTTCAGCGTGAGGATAGTTCTGGCAGTTACAATCCCATGAGGCAACACAGGGAAGGAAGTTCGATAAGAACATAGGAGGCAATTATGAGTTTTGGTGGAGGATCCAGTGCGGCGCCCGCGGTTGTAACGCCACCGGCAGCGCCACGGAAAACAGATGCGGAAATCGCATCAGCGGAAGAAGCTCAACGGGAACGAATCCGCAAAATGATGGGACGCAGCAAAACAATACTTACCGGCGGAGAAGGTGTGCTTGGCGGGACCAGTTCCGTTACCAACCAAAAGACGTTGCTGGGATAAAGGAATAAATTATGGCTGAAGAAGTTAAATTAATAAAGTCCGCAGAAATTCAGAAGGTTCAAGACCTGCTGGATTGGTTCGGCGAATTAAACCGTGAGCGTTCCCTATATAATGAAATGTGGCAGGATATCACCGATTACGTTGTTCCACGCCGGTACAATTTCAAGGGCGACAAACAGAGAGGTCTTACAGTAGGCGACAATGTATTTGACGGTACGGCTCAGTCCGCGCATGACATACTGGTTAGCGGGTTCTACGGCAACATACTTTCATCGCAGTTTCCATGGGTACGTCTGCAAATTCCTACCTTCGGCCAGCCGACATTCAGCCGTACCAGTTCAATGCGCCATTACAATAACAGGGTGGACAAAATCCCTGAAATCCGCACGTTTATAGAAGATTATGAATATGCCCTTTACAATGAATACCAGCGGTCGAACTTCTACGATGTGATGCCGGAGTTTATAAGTGATGCGAGTTCGATAGGCACTTCAACTATTTATATGGAAGATGATAGTGTGAGCGCCAAAACAATTTATACGGTATGCAATCCGGGCGAAGTGTTCATAAGCACGAACAAATATGGGAAGGTGGATGCCCTGTTCCGCAAATTCAAAATGACTGTGCGGCAGTTGAAACAGAAATTCCCCGGCCAGCTACCTGTTGAAATAGAACAAATTACGAAATCAGAAACGCAATTCAGCGTTATTCATGCAGTTTATCCGAGATCGGAACGGGAAATGTATCAGGTAGGCGCGCAGTTTGTTCCCAAAATAGACAATAAAAATATGCCGTGGGGATCAGTCTACATACTGGAAGAGAAAAAGGTAATATTGTCTGAACAGGGATATCGGCAGTTTCCGTATGCCTGTTGGCGGTGGCGGGTAAACAGTGAAGAGTCTTATGGGAGATCACCTTCGTCCGACGCCCTCATTACAATACTTGGCGGCAATATCCTTGCAAAATCAATGTATAAGGTTGCGCAGTTGGCTTCCGAGCCTCCGTGGAATATTCCTGCGGAGCTTAGAGGTCAGGAAAGGATTGTTCCTAACGGTCGCAATTACTATGAGGATAAGTCCCGCCTTGTCCAGCCTGCCTCAGTCGGTTCAAATTACGCAATCGGTACAGACAGGGAAGAACGAGTTATTAAGATTATCAAGGACTTCTTCCATGTTGATTTCTTTATGATGTTAAGCAGGGCAGCTATGGAGGGTGCTCAGTTATCCGTCCCGCAGGTTATGGAAATGCAGAGTGAAAAAGCTTCAGTTCTCGGAACCATCATTGGTCGGTTCGCTTCGGATGGTCTTGATGTGATCAATGATCGAACCGGCGAACTGGCTACCATGGGTGGCCGGATGCCGGAAATGCCGCAGATAATGAAAGAGTTATTCGGCGGTCAGACAATCAAATACGAATACATTGGTCCGTTGGCTCAGATGCAGAAGCGCTTATTCAGAACTTCAGGTATAATGGCCGGTCTCAAAGTCATGGGCGAACTGGAAACAATTAAACCGGGCACCATGGATATTATAAACGTGGATTATGTAGCTACAGAGCTTCTGGAATCTTTTGGTTGGCCGGCTCGTGCGTACAATGATGATGATATTATTCAGGCAACCAGAGAGGCGCGGCAGAAACAAATTGCCCAGGAACAGTCAGTGAAGCAGGCGGCGCTCATGTCGCAGGCAGTCCCGAATATGAGTAAAGCTGCCGAACCTGACAGTCCGATGGATCAGATGTTGCAGGGGAAAATTCAGGAAGGATTGATGTAAAATGGCCGATCTTAAAGACTTACTGAAAAACAAGAAAGTTACTCCCGAAGATGAAGTTAAACGCATGTATCGTGAAGTTTTTGGTACTAGAGTGGGGAAAGAAGTTCTGGCGCACATGCTGGTTGAGCTTGGTTTCTTCAATGAAATAGTTACAGACGAGCAAAAAGTATTAGCCAATTATGCACGGAGAATACTTAAAATCATGGGAGTCATACAACCAAAAAACATCAATGATATCACTGATGCGTTGATGAATGTAAGTTTTGGCGAAGAAAATAAAGAATAACGATTGGAGGTCAATATGAGTAGAATAATTAGTCCGGAAGAAATGGGGAGTGGGATTATCCAGAAGCAGATTAGTAACATACCTTTAACCTGCCCAGGTACACCAGCTTCAGTTACAGAAATCAAGGGATGTAAGTTTACCCCTGCTGTTTATCTGAGTCGTGGAAAATTATATTTGGTAGTTGTTTCTCCGCAACGTCCGGGAAGATTAATTCCAAAGGCAGGTTTTTACGATGTTCCGGAAAAGGGTTATTTGACATGGATTGAAAGTTTTAAAATTATAGCAGTTTCGGCAATGAGTATGGCTGGTTATTTCTGCCATATATTAGAGGCGTTTGAAAGTGATGTTCCCAAAAACTGTATACCAGTTGCCGGATTTATAGAAGGAGAAAGAAGTATTCGTACAGATATGATTGAGGTTAAGAGGGAAGATCGCCTTTTAATATAATAGGAGATATAAAGTTTTACCTTTAAAGGAGGGAAGATAAATGAGAAAGATTTCAAAGTTTTTAGTTTCAATGTTTATGGTGTTGCTGATTGCACTTCCCGTGTTTTCAGCAACAAGTAATTCTCCTAATAAAAACCATA